GTCAGTAGTTAATCGTATATCTTTATTTGATTTAAATTCAATTGGTCCAGTAGTAGTTTCTACTTTTAATCCGTCTGCGGCGGTTGCTCTAATATTAACTGAATCAGCATCCATATTAATATCACCACCGGCAAATAAGTTAAAATCTTCTTCTGCGTGATAGCTTACACTACCTGCCGCATATACATCAACATTACCATCGCTATCCATTTGCATCCAACTCGTACCTTTTTGATTTGTTATATAAACAATTCCAGCACTATCATTGAACAGCATTTGTGCGCCACCAGCACTGCGTAAACGTACTAGGTTATCCATTCCTTCTTCACGTGTCTGATCTGGTACATAATTTACTCCTTCTTTGTGCGCAACTGTGCCATCATCCATTACAAAGCTATGTCCTGCTGGTGTTAAAAACCCTGCTACGTTGCTTGGTGATTCTCTTCTACTACCACTACTGCCAATACCACGTATTGGATCTAATCCTGTGCCTTGCTCAGCAACTGCATTTGTAACTGGATGACGTGGTCGAACATTACCATTTTGTTGTAATCCAGGATCAATACTCGATCCAATAGTATTATCTTGTTCTGATATTTGACTTGCTGGTAGTCCTGGTACAGATCCGTTACGACCCACTGTTGGTAATACACCGAGTAAAAATCCAATTGGTCCATCACCAGTAAACGCAACTAATACTTCAGTACCAGGAGCAGGGGGCGGAAAACTTGCTCCATATGTAACAGTAGCATCAGCGTTAGAAATTGAACCACCAAATGGTGAAACTGTTCTAACTTTAGTAAATTTTTGTCTGTCTTCTCGGGTATCTGTGGATCCCCATTTTTGACTATTAACTATTTGCACATATATGGAGCCACCGTAATCGCCGTCAGATACTTCAATAACTTTACCTACGTACACACCAGTTGGCATTGAAAATCCAGAACGGGAACCACTAGAATATGTTGATGGTACACCTATTGAGTCTCTATTACTGCTAGTGCTTCTATTTTGTTCTTTATTTGACATTTTGTTCCTTAATACGCTGCATTATACATATTTACTAACCAATTTGGCGTTGGATGATCTTTTGTGCCTCCAGAGCCGCCCCAATATGGTCCTGCATTTGAGCTTAGGCTTGCGCCAATTCCTGGTGTTCTTGCAATATCAAAATGATGAACTACTCCACTCATATATAGCTCTCTGCCAGTTCCTTCAGTTGGATTAGCTATACCAACACTTGGTGTTAATCCTGCGCTTCGGGTTTCATTTAAGAAGTTTTGTGTATAGTTTTGTATAAGAGCAAGATCAGCAGGATTTTCCACAGATAATAATCTGTTACCATCATAAAGTTGAACATCAGCAGCATAGCCGTTGTGTCTGCCGCTTCCTCCTGGTCCTCGGTTTCCACCCCTAGGTGTTATAACACCAGTTAAGCCAGTTGTCGCCGCCGCCGCTTCCATTGAACTTAATAAGTGAGGATTTATATTATGAGTAGATCCTGTTGTATTATTACTGCCAGTTATAGTACCATTGCCAGATCCGGTCGCATTTGGATCAAGTGTGGTGCTAGTATCGTCCACTGGAACACCGTTTGGATTTGGGTTTTCATTATCAGAATTATTTGTATCAGTGTATGTTTGTTGGAAATTTCTATTTTGTCCACCAATAACTTGACCAGATATTAACTGTTGTATCATTGTTTCATTATTTGTATTTGTGTCTCGTATTGATTCAAGAGTTTGTTTAAATTCTCCCATCATATATTGTGATGTTACTGTACTAACACGATACAATGCCGTTACGGCAAAATTTTGTTTAGGCATTAATCCAGTAGTTTCATTTTCGTAAACTGGAAATTTCATATTAAAAAAGTATCCTAGCCCGCCAAAATCATAATCAGCTTGATTATCATTACTTGCTGACGCACCTTTTGGTTTACCTAACCAATAAGGATCACCTCTAATAGATAGCCGTTGTTCAACTAACTCGCCAGTAGAATTAAGATTAAGTTCTAGTGCGCCCAGCATCATTGCCCCAGGATCGTCTTGCGCATCAACACCACTAGCAGCTAAACTATCGCTAACATTTCTATAATCAAACTGCACTGAATTATTCATTTTTTCTTTATCACTGTTGCTATAAAGATCAGTTTGTGTTATGTACTTGAATCTCGTTGGGGAGAAATCGATAGTACCAGTAGTTCGTTGAGCGTCTAATGCTTCACTTGCGAATCTAACATCTCTTTCTCGCATCTCTAACCGTGTTTGTGCAGCCTCTTGCCCACGAGTATTAGCTACTAATTGTGAGCGAATACTTCTTGATGGACCATCGTCGAATGATGCAACAGTGGTTAATTGTTCAGTTAAATCCTTGAATTCACGTTCTAACTGATTTACTTCATTTACGGCATCTTGGTAACTTGCTGCGTTACTGAAAGATCTACTTTCAGCTTGTGTTAATCCAGGAAATACCCCATCAGCACCATGACCTCCTCCAGCCATAGGTTGAGTAACGAAAAAGATCGTGTTCAATGATAGATCAACATCTAGAACTTCAGTGTTGAGTCCAGTATATGTGTAATCATATCGTTTACGCAATAATCCATAAGTTAATATATTGTTTAAGCGAGTTTGTTGCGCTTCCTGATCATCAGATAACTGTTGAAAACTATAAGGATCATGGATACCATGTGGTATAGTATATGCTGTAATGTTGTATGTAAATCTTTTTGGATATTGCTTGGCAACTGGATCATAATCTGGCAGATATTTTACGTTTGTTTTAAACATAAACCACTTCATTAGATCCGCTAGTTTTTGGTAATCTCCAATTGTACCAGCATTAGTATTATCTTTAGCAAATTGATTATTTCCAACAAGTGGTATCTTTTTAAAATTTCTAGTTTGTAATACTGCTGCAGAAATGGCGGCTGACATAGATGTACCTTTTTTTAAATCAAATGTAACATTTCCACCAGATGACGAAACACTAATATTACGACTTTCTTGTAAATTAGAACCAACAATGGCATCAAATTCCCAACTGCGCCATTCATCAGATTCTCCATCTGTGCCAAATATATATTCGTTTGGATATATTCTTGCTATTGTAGTTTCAACTTGTCTTTTAACTTCTTTATTAACTTCAGTAGTAAAATTATCTAAAAACTCTCCAAAGTTACTAGCCACAACTGTTATATCAGTGTTTAAGTGTAAGTCCATTCGACGGTAGGCTGCGTATTCACTTTCAATAAATGCAACTTGATAAGTTGTTGCGCTGTCAGTATGTTTCATTTGAAAATCTGTTATAGTTCCTACATAGTAAAACGGTCCAATTTCCTCATCTTTTATTGAAGTATCGTCTGTGTTCCATCCTCGAAAATTGAGCTCAAGTAGGTAATTTGCTTCAAGATGATTTCTAATTTTAAGTTCATTAGCAGCTAGCATAATTCGATTAAGAAATGTCATACCTTTTGCTTCAGTAAAGGAAATATCAAAGCTATTAGAGACTGCGTTTCTATTTTCTCTTACAAATCCCAACGTTGTTTGCTGTATCACAGTTTCAATACTAATCTCATTTTCAACTCCAGATTCAGCTAATGTAACATATTGACCATCTTTGAGGTTTTCTTCAAATTCTTGGGCACGAGTTGGATTAATCATATGTATTGCCCAACTATAAGTATAGCCTTCATACTTGTTTAAAATATTATCTTTGTAAAATGATTCACCGCTTGTATTTGGTGTTGCTTCTCCATTTACGGCTTGGGCCGCGGCTTCTGGACTATTAATAGTTTCAACATTATTAGTTGGATCAGGTACAAAATCTTCTGATGGAATTATTGCCGTGCCGTCCCAGTTAAGTACATTTGCTTGTCTGCTGCCACGCCATTGGGCAATTCCAAAAGCACCGTTACCGCCACCGGCTGTATTAAATGCGTTAGGATCAAGTCTACTGCCACTTTCCGCCATTAAATTACCAACAATACCACTTGCTTGTTGCGGAGTATATCCTTGACTGGTAAAATAATTAAATGCGCTTGACACATTAGGACTTATTGAACTAAGTGTACCAAATTGTGATGCGCTGAATACACTATTAGCATTGTCAATACGTCTACTAATAGCATGTCCGCCAGCTCTTTCGTACTGGTTTTCAAATATAGTAGCAGCTCGACTTACTGACATGCTAGGATTATTTTGAAATTCTCTAGCCACATTTAGGCCGTCACCAGTTCCCATTTCATGGTTAATGAAACTAAGTTGTGATTCAAATGATGGAGGATTACTAGGAGGTGTTGGTAACGACATTAACTAGCTCCGAAAGCACTTGACTTTGAAGGTACTTTAATTTCAAGTCCTGCTACAAAATCATTAATTGGATCCCGAAGTTTGTCACGATTATAGTGTACAAATACCCACCAATAACTACTACTACCATACATATCAAAAGCAAGTAAGTCTGGTCGACGATGGTATCTATTACCAATACGCATAAGTTTTGCTTCTTGTGATAGTGAAGCATCTGTTAGTTTTGGTTGATATATATCCAAGTACTTTAAATTTTGCGGAGTTGCAGCATAGCTGCTGGAATTAGAATAATTTGCCATTAGATGAATCCTTGACTGTATAAACTTCCATTAATAAACTTATGTTTACTAAAATCTCTTTTTTGGCTAGCTGGATTTATACTAACAAGTAAATCTAGCGAAATAGTTTGTATTGCTGGCAATGCTTGTGGGTTACCGTTTTCGTCCACCACTTCAATTAAATCTGTGTCACTTTGATATGGGATACTTACACTGCCAACATACACTGGTACGTTATTAAACTGATTTGATCCAAAACTACTAAATCTTAATTTAGGAGGTGGGGTGCCTGCTATTGGGTCGTTATTTTGATCCCCAAATCCATAAAACATTTTTGTTACACTGCGTAAGTAGTGTATTACGCCCTGTGTGTATTCATGTTCTTCTCGAGTAACATTACTAAATTGTGCTGTTACTTGTATTGATGGACTTGGTGTTCCGCTATATGCGTGTGTCGTATAATTAGTATGTGTTAAATTATACGGAGTATAGTTAGGTGCTAGTTGATATACAATATCTGGTTGTATAGGAAAAACTAATCCAGCAGTTCTTTTTAATACATGTGCTGGGCCAGCATAATATAAAGCTGGACCTGTTAGCTTTGTTCTTACTGCATTACTGACTGCCATTTAATTTTCCTTTTACAAAGTTATATACTTTTGGATTAAATGTACCAAAGAAGTCTTCAAATGCTTCTCGCTTCTTTTTATCTTCAATACCATCCATACGCATTATATTTCTAAACGTAGTAGCACTACGCCCATCATCTTGTACTGGCACAGTGTATATATAACCTGCCTCGTCACTTGATGTTAATTGTTCATTGTCTTTATACATACGTAAGTAGCCACCTGTTTTTAAACGTCCAGCATCTTTTTCACTGAATACTAATAGTACCGCAGTGTTGTTTGGATCTTTACCAGTTGCGCTAACGTCAGGCTGGTACGGACTAGTACGTATAATCTTATCAGCCGGTACACCAAACATGTCAATCATAATACCAGTTTTCTCTTCGTAACTAAACGGATCCTTTTCTGGCTGTGCATTTTTGGCTATCGTAGTGGCGATAAATACATTTGAAGAACCAAACTTACGAACAAGGTCCATATACACTTTATGGTGGCCACTGTGCATAGGCTGAAACCGTCCTCCGTAGAATACAGCAATGTCAGTTGCTTCAGTTTCATTAAGTTGTGCGTATCTCATGTCGTTCTCCTATAATACTATTTATAGCATCAATAAGTGCTAGTATAATTAGAAGGACTTGACAAAGGTAGAATATGTGTTATATTCGTAGTAATTTAAGGAAAGATTTATGAGAAAACAAAATTATCTAAACAACAAAGATATGTTAAAAGAAATTCACAAGAGTAAACTAACATACTGTCATCTAGTAGATGAAAATTATAATAGATTTGATATCATTGTAAACAGTTATGAAGATATTTTTGATCCAGATATTATCCAACAAGCAAGAGAAAATCGAGCTAGTGTACTAAGCTCACAAGGATACGAAGAATCTTATCGTAGATGGCAAGCAAGTGGTAAGCGTGTTAAGGACAAACCAAAACAAGCTGAAACAAGAGTACAACCTGAAGAAATTGATCCAGATGAATTAATTTTTCGTCTAATGACATTTGAACATGTGCCAGGCGACTCAACACGTAAGACTAATCCTAAAACAGAAGCAGATCGACACGTTAAAGTTAATTTCCCACCATTTAAACACTATGCTAAACGTGATGGAGAAGTACAAGAAGTAGTACGAAGCCACTGGGAAGGTGGTATTGACAATGGATCGTTTAGTACAACACATGGTTATACAACAAACGAATTAGCAAAAATGTATATCAAACTATGTGAACGTTATAGTATGCGTAGTAACTGGCGTGGATACACTTATGTAGACGAAATGAGAAGTCATGCTCTTATGCAACTATCTCAAATAGGCTTAAAGTTCAATGAAGACAAAAGTCAAAATCCTTTTGCGTATTATACGGCTGTTGTTACAAATAGCTTTACACGGGTACTTAACCTTGAGAAACGTAATCAAAATATACGTGATGACCTGCTACAAGAGAACGGATTTAACCCTAGCTTTAGTAGACAACTTGACCATGAAGCGGCTGAAAAGGCAAAATGGGACGAAAAAAGCGAGAAAGATCGCAAAGAAGCTACTGGAACAAATTTCTAGTTGACAATCATACAATAACATTGTAAATTAACATTATACAATAATGGAAAGTATTCTATGACATTTTTTAATAGAGCAGCTTGCTTTAGTGATATCCATTATGGACAAAAAAACAACAGTAAACAATACAATGATGATTGTAACAAGTTTATTGATTGGTTTGTCGATAATAGCAAAGACTGTGAAACATGTATCTTCTTAGGTGATTTTCATCATCATAGATCAGGTATTAATATCAGTACACTAAATCACAGTGTACAAGCTGTAAAGAAACTAAGCGAAAATTTCGAGAAGGTGTATATGATTATGGGAAACCATGATCTATACTATCGTGAAAAGCGAGATCTTAATAGTTTACCTTATGCTGGTGTGTTTAACAATGTTACACTAGTAGAAAATATACTACAGCAAGATGATGTAGCACTAGTGCCTTGGTTAGTAGGCGACGAATGGAAACGTATTAACAAAGTACAAGCTCGATATATGTTTGGACACTTTGAGTTGCCTCACTTTAAGATGAACGCAATGGTTGAAATGCCAGATCATGGAGGTATTAATGTACAACACTTATCATCTCCTGAATATGTTTTTAGTGGACACTTCCATAAGCGCCAACACAAAGGCAATATCCATTACCTAGGATCACCATTTCCACACAACTATGCTGATGCTTGGGACGATGACAGAGGTATGATGAAACTATCTTGGGGAGGGAAGCCAGAATATTTTGACTTTGATGGTCCAAGATATCGTACTGTGCCACTTAGTAGGCTAATTGACGATGCTGAAAACATCTTAAACCACAACACTTATTGTCGTGCTGTACTAGATGTAAACATTACATACGAAGAAGCAAACTTTATTAAAGAAACATTTGCTGAACAATATCAACTACGTGACATTACACTGATGCCCAGCAAGAAAGAAGAACACGCTCAAGATTGGCGGCAGGTTGATGACATTGAGGTTGAAAATGTAGACCAAATAGTGTATAATAGCTTAAACGCTGTAGACAGTGAAATGATTGACAAAAAATTACTAGTGGATATATATAACAACCTATGATTATTATTAAAGACATCACAATAAAGAACTTCATGAGTGTAGGTAACGTTACACAGGCTGTTCGTTTTAATGACAATGGACTTACACTTGTACTAGGCAACAATGTTGACTTAGGTGGAGATGGTAGCCGTAATGGCACTGGTAAGACTACTATTATTAATGCTCTAAGCTATGCCATGTATGGAAATGCGCTAACAAATATACGCAAGGACAATCTTATCAATAAAACTAACGGCAAAGGCATGTTAGTTACACTTGATTTTGAGAAGGACGGCGTACAGTATCGTATTGAACGTGGACGTAAACCTAATATCTTTAAGTTTTATGTTGATAACATAGATACTGATGATGGTAATGAAGCACAAGGCGAGAACCGTCAGACACAAGGTCAAGTAGATAAACTGTTTGAAATGAGTCACGATATGTTTAAACATATTGTCGCCTTAAATACATATACAGAGCCCTTCCTTAGTATGCGAGCAAATGATCAACGAGCGATTATTGAACAGCTACTTGGTATCACTATGTTAAGTGAGAAAGCGGAAGCTCTTAAAGAAAAACAAAGGTTGAATAAAGATGCAATCAAAGAAGAAGAATATCGAATTAAGGCAGTTGAAGACGCAAATCAAACAATTGCGAAGAGTATTAGTGACCTTGAGCGTAGACGAACTCTCTGGCAAAATAAAAAACAAGAGACCCTGCAAGAACTAGAAACTGCTATTAACGTATTAGACAAAGTTGATATTGACGCAGAATTACAAAAGCATAAACTACTAGCTGAATACTTGAAAAAGAAAAGTCAGCTAGACGAAGCTAACCGTTGGATTAGTAAAATTAATGCTGATGATGTAAAACAAGAAAAAGTTATTGCTAAACTAAAAAATGAAATAAAACTTCTTGAAGACCATACATGTTATGCTTGTGGTCAAGATATGCATGACGATAAACAAGAAAGCATTCTTGCCGCCAAAGAAGAACAAAAGTCTGAAGCTACTATGCAATTACTATCAAATAACACACAGTTGATAGAGCATGAAACAGTTATAGCTGAAATTGGAGAACTAGGACAAATTCCAGCAACATTGTATAACACAGAACAAGAAGCATATCAACACCAAAGTCAAGTTGACAAGTTACTGTCTGAGTATTCAAATAAACAAAACGAAAATGATACCTATCAAGAACAAATTAACAGTCTAAAGGAGACTGCACTACAAGAAGTTAGTTGGGATAAGATGAATGAACTTGTGCAGATAAAAGAACACCAGGACTTCCTGTACAAACTGTTAACAAACAAAGATAGCTTTATACGTAAACGTATTATTGAACAAAACTTACAGTATCTAAATTCTAGACTTGCTTACTATTTGACTAAACTTGGATTGCCACATGAAGTACAATTCCAACCAGATCTGAATGTAGAAATTACAGAGCTAGGTAGAGAACTAGACTTTGACAATCTAAGTAGAGGCGAACGCAACAGACTTATACTTGGACTTAGTTGGAGTTTTAGAGATGTATTTGAAAATATGAATACACCAATTAACTTCCTTGCTATTGACGAGCTTGTTGATAGTGGCATGGATACCAATGGTGTTGATAGTGCGCTTAGTGTGCTAAAGAAGATGGAACGTGAACGTGGTAAAAATGTTTTCCTTATCTCACATCGAGATGAACTACAAGGTAGGGTTAATACTATCCTACAAGTTATCAAGGAAAACGGATTTACTTCGTTTAGTGTAGATACAGAGATTTCAGATATTGCTGGATGATATTGACAAAGATTTACTACAAAGTCTGGGAGGCATGATATTTGAGTCTCCTGATAAAGGCAAAACAATACGCAGTAGACCTAGTCCTGAGCATCCTGTATTTTTGCTTTCTAACGGAATATTACCAATTGATATTTGGTACAAATTATATGGAGACGGATAATGGAAGATGACACTTTAACTATTACAAGCTCAATAAACGCTGTTGATCAATATGGAGATTATGATTCTAGTCCTTATATTAGTGATATTAGCCTTAGTACTAGTACCTTACAAAATTCTGGCACTGTAACTATTGACACTTCTTCACCAACATATAATGGATCGACAATCACACTTGATGATATTGACATATATATGGACACAAAACGTAAAAATTTACGTGATGAAGGTGAATTACCGATTGACATTTGGGCAAAAATGTATAATAATGGAGTTATAGATGACGAATGATTTAATTTTTGATCTCGACGGCACACTAACTAAAGCCAGAGAGTACATAGACCCACAGTTTGAAGAATTTTTACATGAGCTTACTAACAAGCATTCATGTCATATCTGTTCAGGTAGTGACTATAATAAAATTGAAGAACAATTAGGCAAAGAATTAACTAACAAGTTTGATACCATATTCGCATGCAGCGGTAATCATCATGTTAGCAAAGGCAAAAATATATACAAATCACAATGGCAACTTAATACAGAACAAGAATGGTTTTTATTAGATAAACTAAAAGAAATTCCATACCCCTTTAAACGTGGCAATCATTTAGAAAAACGTACAGGCTCAGCAAATTTAAGTATTCCAGGAAGAAACGCAGATTTACAAGATAGAGCTGTGTTTATTGAGTGGAACCATCGGCACCAAGCAAGAGAAAAATTGGCAAAAGAATTTAATGAGTTGTATCCACAACTTGAGGCAGTATTAGGCGGCGAAACAGGCTTAGATATATTCCAAAGAGGCAAAAGCAAAAAACAAATACTTGACGAATTTGATGACACATCATTAATTTACTTTTTTGGTGATAGAATTTGTCCTGGAGGCAACGATTATGATATTGGCACAGCAACAGATGAACTCCCATATGGCAAAAGTTTTAACGTAGAAAATTGGCAAGAAACATTCGAAATACTAAAAACACAATTTTAATACCATAATCAGTAGATTTATGATGACAAATGATATATACGATACATGCAATGGAAATATAATGGCAATCTTGTTGAAGAGATAGCTGACCAATATATTGGGTTTGTATACATCATTACTAATCTGACTAACAACAAAAAATATATAGGCAAAAAATTAGCCAAGTTTAAAAAAACTAGGCCACCCCTTAAAGGCAAAAA